GCCTTCCTGCGCCCTTCCCCCAACATCCGCTTCGCCCCCCGGTGTCGTGCCGACGGTCATGGTGTCGCCGGTACGGGCAATGATCTTGATAATCTCCCGCGCACCGTTCTTGTCCGTGATGGTGATGAGCGTCCAGTCCGTTGCCCCGAGGGTCGGGAAATCATCCCCCCTTCCTGTTGCTACGGCTATGGTGGTCGATGTCTGTGTTATACTCTCCGACAAGGTGGTGTCGGCGTTGTTCGATGCCTTATACCCCATCTGTGTCACCTCGTTTTCGTGGTTTGTACTGAGCTTCGATCAGGTCACGCCTGCCAAGCTGCGTTGCGAAAAGGTCAAAGTAGGATCTCGACTGATTCTGAGAATCAGGGTCCGTCTCCCGCGCATAGGCCAGATAGAGCATCCCGTTCTTGATTACGTCCTCATAGGTGTCATCGAGAGTTATGGCCTCGTCGCTTGCTACGTCTGCCGGTGACTTGGAATAGACTTGCTCCAGATAGCCGAAGGAGGAAGTGGGCTGTGGGGGATACACGTAGAAGTTCTTGGGGTCTTGCTCGTCGAAGAAGAACAGTTCAGCGGTCGCGCTTGCCTCTGCCGAGTGCCAGTCCCTTTCGATGACATTGAATTGATCGAGGTCGCCCTTGACCACCGCCCTTCCCGGAGTGGTGCCGTCCGTTCCCATGTTCCGAACGATATTGATAAGCTGAACGCCGTCAGAGGGGATGGACTGCTTGGTTCCCGCCACGCACACCACGGCCTCGTTCACGACATAGGCGTTGGGCTTGAGATAGACGATGAGCCTTTGAATGCTGTTGAGGTAGCCTAAGTGTTCGGCTGCGCTCCACCGGTCGTTGTCGGTGTCCTGGAGAATCCCCTCAACCGTGTCGATGATCGTTGAAGCAAGGATGGTTCCCATTTCTCCCCCTTAGAGGTAGCTGTCAAACTCGGTTTCGTCTTCCAGTTCAGCCGCCAAACACTCTTCCGGGCCGAGGAATCGCTTCAGGTCGCTCATGGCCTGGTCGAAGTAGCGTTCATATTCCTCTTTCGCCTTGAGAAATTCCGGGTTGGACATGGACTTGATCTTGAAGATTTCCCGACACACGAAATTGACGAGCAGATCCCGGCAGAGATGCTCGGGTATCTCCGTGGGGCTTGAATCGGATTCAAGTGCCGTGGGCTTCTTGTAGTAGTGAAGCTGGAGAGTTTCCGCTGAAGAGGGAATGCGCTGGTAGTACAGGTACGATCCCCTCACCGCCACACCCCACACGCTCCCTGCCTGGTCCTGTGTGGAAACGTGCCTGAGAAGTTGAGGGTAACTGTTGAATATCTTCACCCGCCGATTGAGCGTGGTGGAATGGCAGTAGTAGAGCTTCTTCTGATAATCATCCGGCAATGCCACATAGGGGTTTGTGGTCCCGGCCTCAACCGTGTCGGAAGTGGATAGTTCGGGCAGGAGAATATCGGGATGCCCCGATATCTCCTTCATGCCCTGGTTGAGATAGCGAAGGATGCGTGTGGAGGTAAAGGACGGGTCCTGGACCCGCCCTATAACCTCAGTGATTAACTCTGTTACGGTTTCGTGGGCCACTAATCGTCACCGATTGCCAGCCAGTACCCGTCTGCCGATGCCGTGTGTATGACGGTCACATCGCCGCCCGAAAGCGGAAACGTCTCGGTAACGGCGGGTGCATCAGCCGCAGCGGACGCCCCCGAGTGCTGGAGCAGCATTATGTCTACCCTGGTGAGGCCGGTAGCTATGTCGCCGCCCGTCTCGGTGCTGGACGTGGTAAAGGTTCCCCACTTGACCCTTTTGTTGCCGAATACGGTGTTGCCCAAAACTGCGGACGTAAAAGCCATGACCTACCCCCTTAGTGACCGATGCACAGTCTGACGGGCTTGTATTCGCCATTCACTCCGGCGGTTCCGAACATCACACCGACAACCGGGTCTTCTGCGGTTGCAAACTTTTTGACCGCGCCGGATACGCTTGCGGAAATAGTGACCTTGGACCCTACTGCGGGAGTACCCTCAATGAGCACAGCCGCCACGCCGAGGCACTGGAGCCATGCGTAGTAGTTCGCGGTCACGTCCACGAGGGGAACGCCCACAGGGGTCGATGCCTGCGTGGTGGTGTGGCTTACCCCGTAGGCAGGGTTGTGAACGAGGGTGAACTCGGAGGACGTGGTGAGCGCCGTGCCCCTGATCGGTTCCGCGAGGGTGAGGGTGATCGAGGTGCCGCTGAGGGCTACCGCGGTGTTGGACTCGATCTTGTAGCTGTCGCCAGCCGCCGTTCCGTCATTAATATGGAGGAAGCCGTTGGCAAACTCGTTCTCCGCAATGGCCGGGTTCGCTGCGGTGATGGTGAGGGTCATCTGCCTTTCTCCGATTGCCACGGCAGAGCCGGTCTTGTTCACGACATCGGAGTCGATAGCCTTCGCGCATGCCAGCTTCCCGGTGGAAAGTCCGCTGCCGCCGTCCTTGGCGTAAATGAAGGCCCTGCCGTCTGCGGTGTACCGGACCTCTCCGACCTCATGATTCCGGGTGGAAGAAATCTGCCTCGGGGTCTGAGCCCATCCCCTGATCTTCAGTGCTGAAAAATTCGACATCGTTGTTCTCCTTTTGGAGCGGTTTAACGGCCCCCACCCCCGCTCCAGGGACTATTTGAGGGCCGTTTCAAAGTGATTACGATACGTTGCTGTACCCCTGGAACGCCTTCCGGTTGTTGCAGACCAGGTTGCCGTCCCACAGGATCTTCATGGTGCGGTCACCTGCCGAGTCGGGGATCTTGCTCCACTTCTCGCGGACAAAGTACCCGTTCGCGTGAATGGCGAAGCCGACATGGTTGGTGTTCAGGAACAGAACATGGGACGCGGGGCAGTAGTCATCCGCGAAGATGTCAACACCTGAGACATGTAGAGCATCGAATCCCGCGACGGCCTTGTTGGTGTCGTTGGTGAACCGCTGCTGCGCCTGAAGGATGCCCTCAAGGGTGTCTCTCAGGGTTTCCGTGGTCATAACGATGTTGGCCTTGCCGCCCACGCCGTCTCGGACCTTGGACCCACGCTTACCGGCCCTGATGAGGGCCAGGTCCATCGTTGCCGCGTCTGCGCTCATCTTGCCTTCCCACGGATAGGTTCCATCGCTGGCTACGAGATCGGCCTCCGCGATATCGCCGTACTTCGTGGTGGTGGATTCGTTCATGAGCGCCCGAAGCCCGGTCAGCCGCTTGGAATCGCCTCCCGGCAGGTCGTAGATGGACCCTGCGAGAAGAGCGGTGATGGACTTCTGAGCGGAGCTGATACGCTGGACCGCCAGCTTGATATCAGCCTCTTTCCCGGCGTTCTTCAGGGTGTCGATGCGGTAGATGGTTGCATTACCAAACAGTTTTGTTATCATAGAGGCGTTTAACCCCTATTTCTGCATGTTTCCATGCAGCTCAGACTATATCTTGACTCCGTTAGGGTATCGGAGTCCGGGGCACTCGTGTCGGGCTTATTGGTTTGTGTGTCCTCACCCGTTAGTCGTTGAACCTTCCAGTCTACTATTGAAACCACATTCGACCGGCTTGGCTGCTGATTGCCGTCGCCCGAAGCGTTACGGTTTTCCAGCAATTCACCCCGATTCTGGTTGTGAAGCTCATAATGGCATCGGGCACAAAGAGTAATGCCGTCATCTAGTTCGTGATCCTCAACAATAAGAAGGGCCGCTCTTTTTCGGTCTTCAAAATTGTCAATATTTAGATGAGGGTTATTATTTAGTACCCTATCCCTAATGCTGTGATATGGACGCAGGTGGTGAACTTCTAAATCGCCACCACGTTTATTACATATCTGGCAGGTATAGTTATCTCTCTGCATTATGGGGTAGATCCACAAAGGCTTGAGCAAACAATGCACAATACTGCGAAGCTCGCTTACCCCGCCTCTCCAGTTATGATGGTTTTCACCAGAGCGGTGGTTTCTTGCACACTCAACACATCTACAAGCTTTTTCATTGTAGATGGCTGCGCGACTCAATTTCTTTCCGCAGTCGATACAATATTTGTAGGTAGCCACTTTCTTTGTGGTCAGACCCATTCTGTGCGCCTTGTGCTGCAATCCCTGCTTGGATTTACCTATCATCCGCGCAAGGTCGGCATTAGGCATCGTGCCGTAATGCTTTCTCAAGAGAGATATTTCTGCCTGCGTCCACTCAGCTCTTGTCATTAGGCATTCCCAACCAGGCCAAATGGATTAGCGTGCTTCCAGGCAAACTTCGCCACATTGACGTTTACCCGATCGTCGCTGGTCAGGCTTTCACCCTTTTCATAAACAGTCGTGTTATCGCGGGGCCATTTAAGCCCTGCTTCTGCATGTTTCCATGCAGCTCAGACTATATCATCACCCTATCAATGATAGAGAGCGGGGCGCTCGTGTCGGGCTTATTGGTCTGTGTGTCCTCACCCGTTAGTCGTTGAACCTTCCAGTCTACTATTGAAACCACATTCGACTGGCTTGGCTGCTGATTGCCGTCGCCCGAAGCGTTACGGTTTTCCAGCAATTCACCCCGTTTTTCAGCGTGTATTTTTCTATGGCAGTCATAACAAAGTGTAATCCCGTCTTCGAGATAGTGCTCATCAGCTATAAGCTGCGCCAATATCTCCTTGTCTTCCGCATTGCTGGTGGAAAGATAGGGGTACATCTTTATTATGAAATCCCTGATTACTGTATATGGCCTAATATGGTGGACATGAAGCCTTCTATTGCTTCCGCACAGGTGACACTCATAACCATCTCTCTTGATTACAGCCTTCCGCCACTCCTGTTGTCTGTGCCTTGCGACCTTGTACAAGGAAGATACCCCACCATGCCAGTGGGGGCTGTTCTCTCCCCTGAGGCTAGCTGGTCTACAGGAGGCGCATCTTTTTGCGTTGAGATACTTGTTCCCAAGTTTCTTTCCGCAATCAATGCAGTACCGATCGGGGGGATAATAATTCTTCTTGGAAAGTCCGTATTTTATCGCCCTTGACTGTACGGCTGTGGTTGTCCTGCCAAGATGTCTGGCTATTTCTCTCATCGTCTTCTTGCCGTGATTGGCATTGAGGTATTCGATTTCCTCGTCTGTCCACCATCTGGAATCCCGAAGACCAAGACGCTGCATCTTGTGGTAGACCGATGATTCCGGCCTATCAAGAGCCTTGGCACACTGCGTAACACCATCCGACTGGATGCGCTGTGCCAAGTATCTTTCTTCGTCTTTAGTCCAAGGTCTTCTTGCCATTGTAATCTACCACACTGGGGCTATTATGCTAACCCTGCTTCCTGCCCATCGTACTCAAGCGGTATCCTGATGTAGTCGCCGCCCGAGGGACGCTCCCAGAGGCCTTTCTTCTGCTTCATGAGGTATTCAAGCAGGAAGGAAGTCTTGAAATAGATGTCCGTTGCCTTGCCCTTGTCAGCTAAAAAGTAATTCCTGGTGACTGACTCAAGCTCTGCGTAAGTAAGTGCCATGATGTTTCTCCTTTATGCTGTCGTTTCCTTGATCATCTGTCTGTGGAGAAACTTGGTGAGGTCGCCCCCGGTGTCGGTGTCCTCGTCGTCAACAGTGGGGGAGGTGGTGTCGCCGGTTATGACCGTGACGCTTTCCTTCGCCCTGTACTGTTTCTGGATTTTCTCGACGGCTTCCTTCACGGCTGCGTCGATAGCGGCTTTCTTCTCGGCCTCGAACGATGCCTTGAGGGTTTCAATCTCCTTGCCGTGGGCTTCCCTGGTCTTCTCTTCGTTGATGGCAAGATAGGCGCTGATGATGTTGTGTCCGGGGTGCTCGTCGCAATACTGCGAAAGAACACGGGATTCGTACACCTCATCGAAGTCGGGGTGAGCCTTGACAAAATCATCAAGGGTCTTGTCAGCCGCCGCTCTCATGGTGTTCTGGTGCGCCTCGGCGTAAATGTCGTTCCTGGCCTCTGCCTTGGCCTGCATGAGAAGGTTCTTTGCCCATCCAACCGGGTCTTCGTCCTGCCAGTCCTGAATCTCGTCGGGTGTCAGTTTCGTGATGTCCCTGTATCCGAGGTCTTCAGGGGTTTCCTCAGCAGGCTTCGCCGTCAACTGCTCAACCTGAGCCTTCAATTCCTTGATGGTCTTGTTCATCTCCTGAAAGCGGGGATGCTTGTGGAAAGGCTCAAGTTTGTCAGTTTCTTCGGTTTTCTCTTCCGGCTCTTCCGGGGTTTCCTTGGGTTTCTCCTGGGTTTCGGTTTCTTTGGCCTCTTTTTCCTCTTGAAGCGTGTCCTCTTTCGCGGCCTCTTCCTGAATTGGCTCCTCAGTGGGGAGGGTTTCGGGCGATTCAATATCCATCGTCTCGAAAAGTTCGCCGGTAGAGGGATCTGGAGACGACGAATCTCCAGCTTCGGGTGAGCCCCCGGAATCTGTTAGCGTCTCAAAAGATTCTTCACTCACTGTTTTCTCCAATAAAAAAGCCCGATACTCATTTTCAGAGTACCGGGCCTTGTTAGTGTCAGCGTTTAGCTGGCTATCTAGGAATCCGATTTACCTTTCAATCGCTTATGGTGTTCTCTATCGTCTCCTTCTTGCCTCTCACACCTCCTTGGTGGATTATGATCTTCAGGGTTATCTCCCCCGAGTAGTCCTGGGGAAGTTTCCCTATACTGCTCTTATCGACGATTCTTTTTACAGCGTCTAGTAATTTGATGTTCATAAGAGGTTTCGATACACTTTCATCCACAGCCTATCAGCCGTGGGCTTCATCCCGCCGCTCCGGTTACGAGGGCGGTTTTCATTCTGTCACCATCCGGTAAATTCTCTCCACCTTGTCGATCTCCCTCTCCATGATAAACTGATCTTTCTTCTCCCTGACCTTCTCCCGCCATTCTTCGTGGGTATCGTAGATGTCGTTAATGTCCTCTATGCTGTCCACGCTCACGCCTAGTTCATTGTCCACCACGAACCTTTCAGCTTCGGGCGAATTGCAGGCTATGACGGGGATTCCCGCCGCGATATACTCAAAGAGTTTGTTCGGCATACTCCCTTCCATCGTCTTGCACTTCTCCGCGCAGCCCACGAAGCCCCAGTCCCACCGGGTTAATTCCCTGAGCATACTGACATAGGGCATGGGGGGGAAGCACAGAGCGCCGATCGAGCGGTACTGATTCATGAAGATGTCACTCACTCCATAGAGCGCAATGGGGATGTTGGCGTAATACATGGCCTCGACCAATGCCCGGTGGTCCCGGTATGCCGGGTATCTGGTGTAGTTGTACCCCTCAACAGGGGCCGCAATCCCGCCCTCGTAGGCGATGCCACGCACCCTCGGCAGTGGTCCGATGCTCATCTGGTTGCACATGCTGTAGACCACTGCCTTGGGTTTGTGGGGAGGAAGAGAGTGATACCGTGATGCGCCTTCGTAGTATGCCTGGGAGGGGAATACATAAGCGTCAGCCGCCTTCATGGCCTCTATCTCGTCGGGATTCGCCTTCTCCCCGTCCCTCTGCGAGTCCAAATCATGACAGTCGTACACTACCGGGGTGTTCGGTTTCGCCTTCTTCGCAGCCGTCACCAGCCAGTCGGGTTCATTGTGGACATGGATCACGTCAAAGTCGGGCATGACCGCGAGCTTGGCTATCAGGCTTTCCCTGGTGGTGTAGAACGAGCACTCTTTCATGGGTAGAAGAAACGCCCCATCCGTGACCGAGTTCTGCATGAAATGAACATCATGGTTCCTCATCAGGGCGAAACCCTGTTTCATGACCCTGATACAACCGTGGTGGGACAGTATTAATACTCTCACTCTCTATGCATCCTCCTTCCTATCCATTATCAGGTAGGAATCATCACTTGTGGCGAGCAGAAGCATCTCGGACAGTTCCGTGGTGATCACGCTGTACTTGGCGAGAACGATCCTGATATCCGCGGGTATGTCGTGCCTGCGGGTCAGGTTCTTGAACACTTCCTCGTTGAAATCACTGACCGCCCGGCTTATCTCGTCCACCGTCTCAACGGTCTGGAGCCATTTCGTCAGGGCTTCCGTGTCCATATCAGTTATGCTCTCCGAAAACAGCGCATCCAACAGGTCCATCAACTCACCTTTATGCTCTGGTCCTTCTGAAAACCCTTCAGGGTCTCTTCTGTCAGCCGGTCTTCCGCCGCCTTCAGCTCCTCGGCCCTGCGTATCCGGTTCATCCGCGTTTCTCCCGGCTCCAGGTGTCGCAGTCCTGTGGCCTTCTTCCACTGTTCGTAGTTCTCCCTCGTGGGGTCTTTGAGGAATTGCGCCGTCTCCGGCCTGCCGTCTCCCGCGTCGGCAACGTCCCGGCAGGATGCTATCCACTTAGGACACTCGCTTGAGCAGTCCACGGCTGAAATGGTGATAAGCCGCCTCGCCGCAGCATCGCAGTTCGGGCAGCGGGTCAGTGTGTTGCGCTCTGCTATGGGCCAAAAAGCGGTAAACCGCTCGTTGCAGTCGGGGCATCGGTAATCGTATTGCGGGGCCATTACTTCGTCACCTCTCGATTGTTTGATTTCATGCCCTTTTCTTCGTACTGATGAGCACTCTTCACGTCTATCTCCCGGTCCTTGCTCTCAGCCGCCTTGTGCTCCATCTCTATGTTGTGGACGAGTTCGGCCCTCTTGATCTTCAGAGACTCCGAATCGAGGTCTGTTCCGAACAGGGCGACCTCCTGGTTGATGCGCTCCGTGGCGATCTTCTCATAGGAAAGCCTCGTCTCGGCTTCGATCTTGGCAATCTCGGCCTGCACCTTCGCCGCCTCTATGCCGGTCTTGTGCGCCTTGGCCTCCTTCTCCGCGATTTCAGCCTGTGTCTTGCCCACTTCGGCATCCTTCGCCATCATCTCGGCCTGCTGTGCCGGGTCAACGCCCTGCTGCATTGCCTGCTGAATCAACTGCATGAACTGAGGCAATTCACCCGCCTTAGCGGCCTTCTGGAAGTCCTTGGGGTCCATTGAGCCAAGCTGTGACAGGAATTGAATGATGGAGGGCGGTGTGCCGAGTGCTTCCAGCCTGCCCATGAACTCCCCGAACGGACCGGCCTGCATCCTCTTGACGATCTCGGGCCAATCCTCATAATTCAGGGCTTTCAAG